GCCGTTTTTCCGTATCTGCTCACGCATTGAAAACATGAAGAGCCTGCATGAGCAGTGCTTTTACTTGTATACCGTCTTCTCGGTCGAACGCAATAAAGAACAAGAGGAAAACCTAAAAAAGAAACTTTAATACGCACATTTTGGCCCAAAGTGTCGGAACGTCCACACAATTAAGTGCAGTGTCTCCCGAAACTTCAAGTTTTAAGAAAAAGAATTTTGTTGAAGAAACGAAGAAAGAAGAAAAAGAGCGCTGGGACCAATCTCCCAGAGTGCTCAATAAGAAGTCGTGGAAAAGAAGGGAGCTCCCATCCACCGCATGAGAGTGAAATCTTCCGCCGCTGCTGTTTCTTCAACAAAAGCCGCGACGGCTGTGCCATCTGATGTAGACCAACAATACCACGAGTATGAGTCGGCATAGAAGGGATCAAAATTCGTGTCTGCCAGGGCTTTCACAGAGGAAATAGCAGAGATACCAGAGGGCATGAAATAATTGTTAGTGTACATGGGCAATTCCACTTCAATTCCCCCTTGAGTACTGGGTACGAACGCGAGAGAACCCTTAGCATCACCCGCAGGACGTTGTGATGTTGAGGTAATGCTGTTAACACCGACTCCAGTTATGGCCTCATTCATTGTAACAATTACTCGGTCCATATCTCGGAAAGGAGTCCCAAGGATAGCAAGCCTTTTCCTGACAGATCCTATCATTGCCAAATACGCATATCGTAGATAAGACAACGCATCAGGTCTCGCACTCGCGCCTCCATACGCAGCTGTTATTGATGGATACACTGACGGTCTCCAGACGTAACCTGTATTAACTGCGACAACCTGCAATTGGTCTGAATTGGTACGCACGAAACGTTTAAGATACGAACGAAGAGACACTGGTTGTTCACCGAAATTCAGAGTGGTTTGAACGCTTGTGTCCAAAACTGGTTCTCCAAGTTCCTCACAAGTGACGTCCTCTGGGAAGTATCCTGACTGAGTAAAAGCACGCGTGTTCGCCACTGGAACATTATCGAACTGATTCAGACGCAGATTCTTACTTCGCACAAACACATTCACGGAGATAGAGGAACCATCCGGTGACTGAAGCGATGTAAAGGGAGTGACAGTAATGAAACCATTAGCATAACCTTGGAGTGCCGCCGGGGTGAGTATGGAAGCAACGGACCTGTTCGCCAACAACATAGATGGTACTCGGAGCCACATACGGGGTTGCAGCCACTTCACGCATACTGATATCCGCTGCGCCTCCTGCAAATCAAGAACCAGTGAATATTGTTTGTTCAGCTGGGGGTTAGCTGTGATGATGGAATACTGCGCAATGTTGGGATCAATCTGAATCAGAATCTTTCCACGATGTAACGCTGAAGCCACGAAATCAAAAGTGTACTCTATGTCTCCACACCAAAAGTCGAAGATCGAGGAAACGAAAGAAATCGGTGTCGGTTGGACAAAAGTTGTGGCAGCTGCAATGGGTCCAAGAACATTGTTGTTAGGTACAACAGCCGCTGACCACAAGATGGTGGACATAGGGATACTTGAGGGGCTCCAAGTAAAGGTGTCCAGAAGACCTACGCGTTGCGCGATACTTGCGATTGTCAGCTCATCTTCCTCAACTCCCACGATCCTAGGATCCACACTCGTAGCCTGAAGGGGGTCAAACGCCATTTTGTGTGCGATGGACCGCCCTATGGTAACCGCATTGCTCGAGTACGGATCGTTGTACATGTAAACGGGAGGACTCAAGCTGGGTTCGACACGAGGAACGGACCATCCAAACATTGCTGCCAATTTCCCGAGGGTTCCAAAAATCATCGTACTCGCTTGCGCCCACGGAGCGATTACAGGTACCCTTTCCAATTCCTTCGAAATAGCAGTCAACGCCGTGGCTGACTTTTGGACGGGTCCCTCTTTCATCTCACCCGACTCTGTGGTGACAGCCATTTGCGATGCCGTTGGTCCTGCCAGAGTTGTGTTAACAAAACGAGCATAGACGTACAGTAAAGCGGAGGTAGGTGCTGTCGAATTAGAGGCTTTCAGTTGGTTTAACGTGTAGATGCACAAAGTACCCATAGTCTGAAGGTCCGGTATCGATGTTCCTGTTCCAAGTGAAGTGTTAGATCCGGGCACATACAAACGACAGAAAGGCTGGTAATTAATGTACGGTACCTTAATCACCAGGGGCTTGTTCTCTCGCAAATCAATAATGCGGGTGCCTATTTGCTGGGAGAGATACTGCATAAGTTGGAAACGATACGCTGACGAACTTGCTAACATAGCGGTGCACACTTCATTTGACGACACTTTGGGTACGTAAGCAACCATTATTCTCCCATAATGAAAAGGAGAGGCAGCAACCTCAATAGTGATTTCCATGTCAGTTCGCATCAAGGAATAGTTTCTTAACTTAGAGCGCACAGATGGATCAAGAGACAAGAGATTCCACACAGCATAATGTTGTCCAACGTCAGTACTCAATGCAATCGAAAGCTGAGCAATTTTGATGGGTCTCATCACAAAATCGGTAGGTAACAGCCTCGTGGGTTTCGTAACATCGATAGTATTACCCAATGCTGACGTGTTTTCCACATCACCACCAACATCTGTAACATTCTCGCGCCGAAGCACTGTAGCTTCCTTGACCTCCCCTGTATCCATCTCAGTTCCGGACTCGGTCATTGCCCTGCGATTTTTCTTTTCGTTCAGCGACTGCTGCAATAGAGAAATAGCGTGTATCAATTCCTCTTGGCGAGACTTCTGAGAAAAATACTCATCTGCCATGCGCCGATAACCAGCCATATTTGCGTAGTCATCTGTTTGCCGAACGAATGCATATGTCTTGCCCTGAAATGCCATATCATCAATTTTCAACTCATCCAACTCTTTTTTGAGATCGGACAGAGTTTCTTGATGAATTCTCCCCGATTCGGTAAAAACGGTAAACTTTCGCACGAGAACGTCGTACGTCACCAATATCTCCCCTGCTCGTTTCGCCAAAGAAGGCCATCGCGTGATGTAATGATTCAGGAGAAAAGACCGCAATGTCTTGTATTTGCTCTCATCAAGATGGAAAAACGCTTCTCTCAGTGCACTGTCATAAGTAGAAAGAACCTGAACACTCTCGGACTCGTGCTTAGAGGGCAACATCCATGTGAGCATCTTATAGATCGAGTCTACGTCAAGCGCAGCAACCTTGTGTGGGAGCACAGCATGGTCTCGCCACCTCCTCTTCAGGAAAGATGCCTTACTGGGAGATACAAAGGGTGACAACACTTGTCCTTTCGCCGCACTGGTAAACTCCATCTTATAGACCTCCTCTACGAACTTGGCATAAGTCAAATTGTTAATCTCTTTTGACACTTCCTCTTTGACCGCAGCAAGCATGTCATCTCCATAAAGAAGAGGCATAACGTACTCAAAGAAATCCTTTGAACAGTGCTTCGAACACTTCCAGAAATACAGCAACATAATGAGACCCCTTAAAGAGTTGTCTTCCGCAGTTGCGTATTTTCCTGAAGGTTGCAGAGCAGGAATTGAGAAGACGTCTCCATTCATGTAAACCACTGGAAACAGACCAGAATCGAGAACAGCCCTGGTGACACGTAAGGCAGCTTCGTTATATCCGAGCTTCTCCAGAACACAAAGAACCACTGAAGAAGCAGCTTGTCCTATTTCAAAGGGCATCTGCAGGTCGAAACCACCATAGTCTCCTTCCATCCAGAGCTCGGAGAAATTGGTCAACCGTTCGTAAAGCGTGTGACCGTCCGCATGCATGTTCGCACCTAATGCGGCACCAAAAACGTCTGACATTTGGACCATGAGCGTATAAAACGGACTCAAAAACATGCGCTGGAGGACAAGTAGGGGCAACGGGGAAATATAAAAAACACGAGTCTTTCCCGCGCGTACCTTAGAAATCTCTCTGGGTTCGTCCTTCAAAGATGCCACATACACGAAATTGATCCGGTTCCCACTTTCAGTTGCTTCAAAAATGTCGCGAATTAAAGTCTTAAGTTCCTCACTAGCCTCCCTGTGTACACCATCAGTCAGGATCAAATGATTACTTTTCTTTCCCTGAAAACCAAAACCAGATGCAGTACTCGCTGTTACTCTCCTCAAAAAGTCGTCGTCGGGGTCACCATTGATCGCAACGTCCAGTGACAAGGGATTCAATGCTTCAACACCATTGTTGCGAATGTTTTGAACAAAGTAGTTCGTCAACTCCAACACAATCTCTTCCAATCGTGGTGTGCTAAGAAAAGCTTTTTCCTTGTCCATTTTCTTAAGTGCCAGAGTATAAGGACAAATGTACTCTCCGTTGACCGTACAGGGTTTCATCATTGGCCTGCCGAATTCAATCTTGCTATACTCTCCAAACACATTGTACATGACATCATAGAACTCCGCAACTTGAGACAATGAGGAACGGACAAGACACGACTTCTGATTCATGTTCACTTTCATATGAGGCCAGCGTCCCAAGTACCGAATCTGTGGGAAAGGGTTGTAGTGAAAAGGAGACTTGACATTGACTTCCTCCAATTCCGTTTCAGTGTCAATCACATTTGAGACAATAGAAGTATGTTCTGTGATGCTCAATGATTGAGTCAACACTCTCTTGAAGTTGAGGAATTTCCCAAGCATTTCACGATCAATGATTGCGGCAAAGCCTTCTTCCTCATGTCCCGAGCTGTGTATAGCACAAAGAGCACTTCCTTTGTCTTTTTGGTAGATCACAGGTAAGCCACAAAAACCGCTTTTAGTGCCTCCCTTGGGATACCGAATGTAATTGTCAATTTCCGCGGTTCTTCCGGAGGTCTTGTCAAATGTGTACAGAGTCTCTGTTCCTAGCTGTCCTGTGACCACCGAACCCGCAACGAAGCAGTCGCCCGAGGCATTGAATTTTCCTTCCCCTACGTGATCAAAAATATTCACAAAAGACAAGGACGGAAACCTGAAGGCACACACATCGTCTCCTACTTGACAGAATTCCTCAACAACAAACTCTTTCTCAACACTTGCTCCTTCATTCGTGCCGCCAGCAGTGGTGTATATCTTGACTCGAAACGGTCCATCGCCCCAAAAATAATGGGAAGCGGTAACCATACAATCACCCTGAATTCCTGTTACAAAGCCAGTTCGAGTTTTCTTCCCTTCTTCGCGAATTTCCATAGCCCTTACATTGCGCATCACCTTGGTAGAAAGCTCTTGAGGACCTCCTGTGCACTTGGAGCGAGCAGGTAAGGAGTCCCATAGTCCAAAATCATTGGTGATCGCTGCCTTGGATCTTCTCTTAACTGAGCTGCCACATCCGAATAGACTTTCCATTTCTTCAACACTACCATCTTCTGTCTTTGTTTTTGATCGTGACTGAGAGGAAAGAACAAAGGGAAGAGCCGCGAGGGCACCGAAGGTCGCAAGTAATACAGTAGCGTGGGTACCAAAAACAAAGTTTTCGAACACGTTGTGCTCCCATTTGACGTCAAAGTATTGATACATATCATGCCACTTTTTCCTCGCCCACGCTCCCATTGAAACCATTTGTGACTGCAGACCGTACCTGAAATACAGTGAACTACTCGAAAGGAGAGCTGAGAGAGTGAAGGGGATCCAACCCATAGCAACGAAGAACAGCCAGGAAACAAACGCAAACCGAGCAAAAGAGAAATACATGTTGCTAGTACCGAACGCGTTGTCCCACACCCAAACACACGTACTTCCAACTGCCTGGAATACATATGACATAGAGTTAACAAGGACATTGCGGCCCGAGGCGGAACTCACTAATTGTGCATAGGTGAACTCACCTCCTTCAGTGCATAGCAATGGCGTTATAGCGAGAATGCCTTTGTCAACGTGAATACTGTCAAGCTGGTCTGACTTGGGAACTGTTCGCAAATCCACATCTCCCCAAACGACTCCATCGAAGCCTATCTCCAAGAGGAATTCTTCGATCGAGCGTCGCTGTGATTGTGTCAAAAATGCAGAACAGAAGCCAGTAAAGTACACCATGTACCTGTTTCTCTCTCCTAACAACTTTTGCTCACTACTCTGAGTGACTACGAACGCTTCACTTCGTGCACATGCGTTTCTGAGAAAACTGCTCTCGTCAATAGAGAGTGGTTTTGCTGACACGAACTCAATGGGAGAAACAAACCGCGATGCAAGAACATCGGGTCCGGACAGGTAAGTCTTGACACTGTCTAACATACCGCTCTCAGTAACAGCAACACATGGTACAGAGAGGGGGTCAGGCTTCCGAAACGTTTCTTGATCTTTGTGAAACATGATTTCCTTTTCGTCTGGGATATCCAAAAACATATCCCATTTTTCTCTGTCGCTAGCAGCAGCATCTTCGTAATCTTCTACTCCACTATAATCCTTCTGAGAGACATACTGGGATGCAGTAAACATGCTACCGCTTTTCCTCAGATCCGATATGGCAAGCTGGTTAGCGATATGTTTCTCAATTACTTGCTTGACTGCAAACGAATACTCAAAAACATCAACGTTCGCAATAGGAACGACTTCTCCTTTCCTATTAGTGTACTCGACTGGTTTCCATCGAAACTTCGTATTAGAAGACACAACCACCTCACTTAGGGTGAATTTCCACAAGTTCATTGGATGGAGACCATCACGCACTGCACGTGCTGCTTTCGCCTGGTCCAAAGTGGTTTTTGTCTCGTCATCAGCATAAGCCTCGATCACCTCTG